GGTCGGGGTCGTCATGAAGGGCAGAAAGGGCAGAGGATGAGTGATCAAACATGTTGCTACAAGAGGTGAACAATGCATGAATGCATACAATGCGGGAGCAGGGGTCACACAATAAATGAGTGTACACTGTACCGAGATATTGACAAGGCGCTCAAAAAAGATGCGGCACTATTGGCGAATTTTGTGGCTGGCGAGAAGCGCGTATATCCATTTACTAGCAAGTATTGGGAAATCCACGGGGCGGCAAAGCGCATTTTGCAGAACTGGCAACCAAGAAAGGCGGACGAAAATGGAAAATAAACTGAAGGCCCTATTTGAACGCACCGACCTCGATTACCGGTTGTTCCTGAATTGGTTGCTGGGGTATCTGACCGGCACGGACGACAAGCGCCTGGGTAAAAAAATATCCGAGGCGCTGGCGAACCAGAACAAACGGCGGGCCGAGTTTGACAAGATTGTGCAAAGAGGAGGCGAGGGATGATTAAAAGTGAAGCGCAAAAAAATGCGGTTTTGGGCGAACAGTTGTTGCTCCCCGCTTGATTGTGTGCTACACAATTAAACCGTATACAACAAAAGGGAAAGACCATGCCAAGAAAAATCACCCGTAATTACTCAAAAGCCGTGCGGTTATCCAAGGACGAATTCTACCAGGTGGAGGCGGCGGCGCATGCCGAACACCGCACCGTTTCCGAATATTTGCGAGCGTTACACCTTGACCACATGAAGGCTATGGAGGAAGAAGGTACGCCGGTACAATACGAACCGGCTGAAAACTTCGAACCGCTGGGGGGGTAACCATGACCGATTATGCGTCTGCTGACACATTTTGTGATGCATGCGGCGGAGACATATTAAACGGTACAAATGGTGAACCATGTGGCGCCGAAAAAAACCTTACCATTGACCATATTCATCCAGTGTCTAAAGGTGGCACTGATGAAATAGAAAACCTCCAAATATTATGCCGGAGCTGCAATAGCAAAAAGGGGGTTTCCGTTGATTAATGGTGGGTATTACATCAAGGCCCGCTGTATCCAAGACAGCGCAATTGCACACGCACCGCCGCACGTTCGTGAAATATGGGATTGGCTACTTAAGGAGGCGAATCATTCGGATAATGGCACATGCAAAAGGGGCCAATGTGTGCGGACTTACAAGGATATTCAAAATGGGCTTGCTTGGTATGTGGGATACAGGAAAATGTCCTACAAAAAGCATCAGTGCGAAAACTCGATGAAGTGGCTCAGGAAAGCCGAGATGGTAACTACAGTGAAAACTACAAGGGGCATAGTGGTAACCATCTGTAATTATGACCATTATCAGAACCCCGCGAACTACGAAAAGCCGACGAATGCCGACTCAGAAGCTACAATAAAGCCACAACCTCTGGCCACTATAAACAAGAACGGTAAGAATGGTAAGAAAAAAGAATTAACCTTTTTTAGTGCCGATACCCTTGCGGGTTCGTCACTTGGTACCCATGAGCAAGCGATTGCGACGGCATTGGTTGCCAGGTTTGGGGGCAGGATTGAGCAACTGTATGCGGATACAGTGTTGAAGCTCATCCATAATCTGGCCTCTCCTGTTTATGCTGGGGTTGATGTTGTTCAGGAAATACAGCGTGCCGGTATTTGGGAGGATGCAAATCCTACCAGGCGCAAAACGGCCCGGGGCATCCCCAAGTTTCTGACGGGGTGGATGGAACGTACGCAAAACAGCGGCCCCCGGGGCGGCCGGGGTGGCACATACGAAAGTAATAGAACCCTCCTTGACCAATGGGAGCAGGAGGAAAACGAAAGGGAAACAGATGGATAAATCAAAAGGCGTTGTACTTAGGGTGATGAAACTTTTCAATGAGGAATACCCGGACCGCTTCAAGCTATCCGAACAGCGGCGCAACGTGTGGGAGCACCTCCTGGAGGGCTTTGACCCCGAGGTTGTTCTGAGTGCGGCGATGCAATTAGTATCGGAGGCCCGGCCGCACCCGCCGAACATTGGCATTTTCCGAACCATGGTTGTGAATATGACGCATGGTGAAATTGACCCGCCCAGTGCCTCTGATGCCTGGGGGCGTGTGCTTCAACTCCTACAAGGGCGCGACGTGTGCCTGACGCCCCTTGAGCGGGCCGCATTGAAAAAAGTGGGTACGACACACGACCTGAAGGTTAGCAACAACACAGCGGCGGACAGGGCGCAATTCAAAAAGGCGTTCGATGACCTGGTAAAACGGCGCCACACCGAGCGCAGTATGCTCCCCAGCGTTCACAAGGTGCTTGAGGCCCGGGCGCCCGAGTTGCCAGCGCCACCATCAAGGGCATTACCGGGGCCTGAGCTTGGTGAAAGCGAGCCGGTGGACCCCGAATACATTGCCTCCCTAGTTGAAAAGGCGATGCACCCCATCGAGGAAATCTGTAAGGACCATGATGGCAAAGGGGATAATTAAATGAAATATTTGCTTGTTTTGTTTTTAGTTGGTGTCGGTTGCGGAACCGAACCGTGCGAATGTGCTGATGGGGATACCGGGGGCGTGTGTTTTTTTGATACGGATAGTATCGTTTTGATTGGTACCGACACGGATATTGATACCCGAGCAGATACGGACACGGATGTTGACACTGAGCGACCGGCCGATACGGAATCGGACACCGGTGGCGAAACCGATACGGACACTAGAAGCCCGGAATGTGCACTTGTTGCGGACTATATAGTAGCCTGTTATAGGGATTTCGGGTGCGAACCTTCAATTTGCGTATGTGAATGGGATTTGTACGAGGCCCATTGTTTAGAGTCCGAATAATGGGACATATTTTTATGGAATTGTCCAAGGGGGCAATGCTTGAAGAATGGGCCGACTATTTGGGGGTTGAACCTGATGAGTTGCGAGGCAAGAGCGAGGCCCAGGTCCGGGATTATCTGCTCGCCAAAATACGAGGCGACCACCGCCGGCCGTACGGCAATGCGGAAATCCGTGTTGAGGTGCGTACTATACAGCACCGCATCCCCGCACACTGTCAGTTCTTTGCGGCCCTTGCCGGCCCTGGGGTGTATGCCGACACCCGGGGCATGAAGGCGGGGCGGAAGCGGCCCCGGCGGTGGGTAATATGGTTCCAGTTGCGGGCCTGGCACATGGGCAAATGGTTGTTAAAAAAATCCGGGGCGGAGGTGTATTGATGCCTAAGTGGGTTGATTACATTTGCGTGTCGTGCTGGTTCAAGGTTGCCGACCAGTGGGAGGATGAGCCGGTGCCGGTTTGCCCGAACAAGGCTTGCCGACTGTATGGCAAAAATATGTCCCGAAGACCCGGTGGAAGCAATAAATCGAGGTGGAGATGGAAAGACAAGTAAAAAAATGTACAAAGTGTGGGGAGACAAAAAATGTTGAGCTTTTTAGCAGAAACAAGGGGATGAAAAAAGACGGCAGAATAAATCAGTGCAAGCAATGCATAGTCGAATACCATAGGGAATGGCGCAAAAAAAATAAAAAAAAACACAACGAGAATGGAGCGAAATGGAAGCGAAAAAAATAAAAAAAAAGTTGCAGCATATAACCGACTATGGAGGCAACAAAATCCTAAAGCAGCGGCCGAAATATCTAAACGCACACGCACCAAACACCTCGAAAAAGCAAAGGCGCGTGACATTCTTAATAGTGCGATACGCTATGGTAGAATGAAAAAAGAACCATGTGTAATATGTGGGGAAGTTGTAAATGTACATGCACACCATGAGGATTATATAAAGCCTTTGGAAGTAATATGGGTATGCCCGGAGCATCATGCTCAAATTCACAGACAAAAGAAAAACGAAAGGGAATAAAAATGTCTGACAAAATTGTCAAAAAGTACGACTTTGCGTGCGAAAAATGTAGCTTCGTTTACAGTATTGGCGCCGCAACACAACCCGAGCCGGTTGACTGTGAAAAATGCGGGGCGCCCATGTATTGCACAAACCCGGATTACCCCGAGCTTGCAACCGCCGGGGCCGAAAAGCTGGGCGCCGCAAGGGGTACCGGGGTCACCGAAAAAGAACTGCTCGCCATGAAAAAAGCCGACTTGCGCGAGTACATTGCCATCCTGGAGGGTGTTTGTAACGCCGCCGAGGGCACCCTTGCCTCCCAATCGCAAACCATGAAGGAGCAGGAGGCCCACATCGACAAGCTGAACGAGGAATTGTACGACACCCGGGTGCACGCCAAAGAACAAACCCAGCTCGCCGCCGACAACCTCCAGCGGTGCAACGAATACGGGGCCGAGCTTCTGAAGTTGCGGCTCGCTGTTTCAAATTTGATACTTAACGTGTATTCCGACTGAGTGTGTGTGCTGAATAACCTGGGACACTGTGCTATAATTGCCCAGGGTCAACCGGGCGAAGGCTTGGAGTTTAATTATGATTGAACCACTTGAATTTGAAAAACGGGCATCGCGCCGCAAAGGTATCATCGTGATGTGTGCCTTTGTTGCATGGCTCGTGTTTATGCTTTGGATGTTTTCCTCGGGGCAACCGGCAAACGCCGAGCAGGGGGAGCCGGCGCTAGTAACACCGGAGGGGTATTGGGAGCCGGAGGTGTATGGTTGCACGCCCAATATCCACAAATACGAACCGGAGGACAGGGTTACCGATGGCATATTGTGGCTCGTGACTCCTGCCCTGGACCGCAAGGAGAAAATCCTCAAGGTATATCAGCACAAGGTAATAGCCGACGATGTGGCGTACCGGTACCGGCTGGCAAACGCCTTCATCCGTGCCGGGGCTGAGTTTGATATTGACCCCTGGCTCCTTGTGGGTATTGGGTACCGGGAATCAATTTTTGATATGACCCAGATTGGCGACGGCGGGCGTGCTCATGGAATAATGCAGGTACACCCCCAGGGCCGCAAGGCATGCGCCGAATATTGTGGCGAAATGAATACACCCTGGGAACAAATCAGTTGCGGGGCGTGCTGGCTCGACAAGGGCCGCAAATGGTGCGGCGATTTGGATGGCGGACTGTTTGGGTACATATCCGGGCGCTGTACGACCATTGAATACGACCGCCGCAAGGCCCACCGCATACGGCGGAACCTGCAAAGAAAACTCACAGAAAGGTTTGGGAGCATATGAAGGACAAGTTTTGCACTAAAGCAGAAACCCCGGCACTTTACCACATGTTGGAAAAGGTTGCCAAGCAATCGACTTGCAGGTGGCACGGCACCGGATACAGCCCTGCGAAGGACGTTCCATATCCCAAGGGCCTAAACCCACACGCCAAATACATCGCGGTCGATGCAAAGGGGTACTTGTATTATTTCGCGTACGTGGACAAAAGTATGAAGGAGGTGGACGCCGACACGTTTGTTGAGCGGTGCGTGGACGCTGGGGATGGCACATGGGAGAGGCTACCCAAATGAAGATATTTGTCATGACGGCGCTCTTGGTCTGTCTCTTGCCTCTTTTGCTCCTTGTGATTGTGGCGCATGATGACCTCGGGTTTGGGATAAGCCCTTTTGATGTGGCGTACACGGCAACCCTCGCTATAATGGCCCTCATGTATATCACCTCAATGTACCTCATCCTTCAATATGGCACGTTCAATTTCTAAACACCGCCCTCCGCCGGGTTTTTTCAAGGTATCCATCAACACGTACGCCGTTTTGACTCGGGATGCCCGGCTGATATTCCGACTTACCGATGGTAGTTTTACCCAGGAGCGCAACCTGGTTCGGTATTGGCACAAACCCAAATACGATTCGGCGGCAAAATGCCCGGAGTACGATGCGGCCCTGGATGAAATGTTCAGGCTGGCATCCGACCCGGTGGATATGCGGCGCCACTTCTATGAATTCCTCGGTTACATGTTGCTCCCTTCTCGCGTGCTTCGGTTTCAATGGGTGCTGTACGGCGACAAACAATCCGGCAAATACGAGGCCCTGAAAACGGTGGGCGCATTATTGGGGGGCGAGGAGGACCCGGATAACCTCCTTTTCGTTGAACAACCGCCGGCCCGTGTACACACGGATAAGCAACTCGCCCGCACAATGGTAATCCCCTTCTTTGGGCGCCCTTCTATAGATGCACCCCCGGCCCACCTGTTTGACCGCATTATGGAGCAGGAACTCTCAGGAATACTGAACCGGGCGCTGGAAGGGTTGCAAACGGTAATACGGCGGGGTCGGTTTGAAATACCGGTGAATTGCCAGGATGCGACAAGGGATTACTTCCGTACGGTGGACCAAGTGGGCAACTTCCTGAATGATTGTTGTGTTGTACTTGATACAAATAGCGTTCGGGTACCGGCCGCGCATGTTATAAATAAATATATAGCATGGTCACAAAATAGCCCGATGCGCCTGGGTAGGGCCGATTTTGTCCAGGAGATGCGCTCAAGGGGCATCCCGTACACGCGGAGCCGGAATGGAGTACGCCACTTTTGCGGGCTGGCACTTGTAAAAGATTAGTCATTAAATTGAAACAAGTAAAAAATCAATCGTCGGTATCATCAGGCTCGGCCGGACCCCTTTGATTGTCGCCGACATTTGCGAATATGCTCACGTTGCCGGTCAGGTTGACATCAATCTGCTCGGTGAAGCCCCCCCGTCGCTTGGCAAGGAGTTCCAGGGCCTTTATTGGGTCGGCTATTTTGATTTCCATGCCACCGGGAACGGTTTTGAGGCCCACAATTGCGGCCCGTTGCCCCGGGGTGAGGCTCATAGGGTCTTTGAGGGTGATGGGCGTGCGGGGGTTGTTGTTGTCGTCCGTGTAATCTTCGCCAATTTCAACCATATCGATGATGTTTGCGGTTGCCAGGTCCGTCAGGCGTTCATCAATTTTTTCAAGGGTCAACGAGCTACGCTCGGCGATTTCCCGTTGCATCGCATCGATGTACATTTTAACGGCCGGCGCCGCCAGTAGTTGCCCGGCGCCAATAGGGTCAGGCAATACCCCCAGGCCCGCCTCCTGGTACGCCAGGTCCGCCGGCACCCCCGCCAGATGTTTGTCCACAAAGTCGAGTTCCTGGGTTGATAGGGCCTTGCGGAGTTTTTCAATGCGTTCTGTGTATTTTGTGTCAGTCATTCCTTTATTGTATTCCCACAACGTTGCCGGGGCAACATTAAAAAGTTTAATTTTTTACTTGCAAATACTAGTAAAAATATGCACACTAGTAAATTGGAGCGATTGGCGGAGTGGTAAACGCACCTTGCCCGGCAATTCTAGAACCTTGCCGGGTGGGCCTGGTACACGGCACGGCGGAGGGTGTACCTCGTAGGTTCGATTCCTGCATCGCTCCCCGCAAAATTTAACGAAAGGGAAACCCATGAAATTTGAATCCAAATTTGACATCGGCGACCGTGTTTTCGCTATACGGAGCATGCGCCAGACTAAATTCACGGAATGTGAATCGTGCGAGGGTGACGGGAAGGTTTACACAAAGTCGGGCGCCGAAAAGGGGGTTTGTGGGTATTGCAACGGGAGGGGCGGATACGATAAACACGTTTCTTATTCTTGGGGGGTGGAAGAAGAACCTTTGACAATTGGTAAGATTACCATTGAACACACGGAAAGTCGTGGGCGCCCTGGGGAGGAAACTTTCGATAACTACATGCCACAAAATGAAAGGAGGGAGAGCTATATGGCAGATGAAACCGGCATCGGCACCGGCACAATCCACACGCTTGACCGCATTTTTGCAACCAGGGAAGAGGCCCAGACAGAGGCCGACCGGCGCAATGCCACCGAACCCGATGGCGAAGATAATACCGTGCAATATGTGCGGCAAGGTGGGCCTCAATGAAAGTCAAAATAATTGGGCCGTACCCGGCCGAGCATCCGAAAAACCTGTACAGGAAAGACGGGCAAACCTGGGCGCCGTGTCACGAATGCGGGCAACGCCGCCGCCGTGACCCTCACCCCCCTGTTCCCATTGCGGGAATTTACATTGATGCTGAAAATATACCGGTCGGGCCGGACGAGGAAGGTGCCGTGCAAGCCCAGGTTCACTTTGTTTGCGGGCATAACAGCCCGGCGATTTTGGAGTAGGCAATGAATAAAAGGCTGAAAAACAAGTACGGCAAGAAACCCAAATTGAAATGTCGGGCCTATTACCCCAGGGATGCAGAGGGCGACGGGGGCCGGTGCTGTTTACTGGTCGGGCATGCCGGCGACCACCGCACGGCCGGAACCGCCGAATGGATTGAGTTCACCGATGCTCATGCGGAATGGTTGCACCCAAACACAAACGGCAAGGACGCCAGGATTGCCGAGTTGATGGATGAGCTGGGGTGGGTTTGCCGCAAGGTCAGAGACAATGTGGAATCATGGAAGGACCACGAGCCGACATTGCACGCCATAGAGACAAAATCTGTCCTTTATAAAAAGGTTTGCGCCATACTGGCAGAACTTGAAACAACAAAGGAGAAGTAAAAATGGTTGACTACACAGAAGTAAGAGACGAGGAAGTCAGGACTAAGATTTGTGAATTAATGTCAAACATGCTGGATAACCCAGATAAGCATGGAATCTATCCTACTTCAAAGTTTATGTGGGAAATGGAGTCTTATATTCTGAATCGGGGCAAACGAAACCAACGCCATACTGAAAGAACTGGACGGTAAGTAATGTCATTGAGACAATTTGAATTCAAGACTGATACGCTCATTTACAGGGCCTTCAATACAGACGGCAACAAATATTTTTTGAGCATGAAGCCAGCAAAGGGGCAGGAATCCTACGGCGATGAATCACCAATTGAAATTTCGGATACGGTCTATCATGCTTTGCTTGCGTCATTTCGGTTTGGCGTAGAAAGAGAAAAAACCAGACTAGCCTACCTGTTAGGATTGGACGGTGAGTCATGACAGTCATATCCCCAACAGAGCGCGAGCGGGTGCTGATGGAACAACTAGCCACGGAGCGGGGCCGGTGCTCTGGTTGCGGGGCTGAAAAAGAGGCCGGCACATTCAAAAAGGGGTAATTGCGTTTTTTAATGTTTTGTTCTGTACATTGCATTTTTAAATGTGTATTATCGCTCAAAACCACAACCCAGGGAGGGAATAATGGAACAGGAAAATGAAGTAAAAAAGGGTGCGTTTGTTGAATCGTTGCAACGCAACAACCGGCAAATTCGCAAAGACCGGGCGGATGCGATTTCCGAGGATACCGAGCTGCTTTACAAGCGGAACATCGAAGACCTTGAGGTAAAGGTGAAGCGCATGAAGCGTGACCAGGAAAACATGCTCGACCTATCCCCGGAAAATGCACAAAGCCTCAAGCTCGCCAGCGATTTCGATTCCGAGGAATTTGTAAAAAAGGACATCGAGCTGAGCGTAAAAATCCGCAACACCAATATCAGGCTCACCGAAGCCCGCAAAAGGTACGAATACCTTTTCGGGGGTGAGTAATGGGCGGCGGTTCATACTCAACCCACAACCATGTTACCAGGGCCGCCTCGCTTGGTTACCATAGCAAAACCAAGGAGGAAATTTTCACCCAGCGCTCGTTGAACACCGAAATGGACCCCCGGGGCGTTCGCGTGAGGGAAGCTAGGGACAGCGAGGAACACCCCGCTTCGGTTGCAATTGTACTGGCGCTGGATGTGACTGGCTCCATGGGCCGCATCCCGCACGAGCTGCTCAAGGACGGTTTGCCGCACATTATGGGCAACATAATTGAGCACGGCATGGCCGACCCCCAGGTTTTGTTCATGGGCATCGGTGACCACATGACCGACCGTGCGCCCCTCCAGATTGGGCAATTTGAATCCAGCGATGAACTCCTGGATAAGTGGCTCAAGGCTGTTTTCCTTGAAGGCGCGGGCGGTGGCAATGCCGGTGAAAGTTATCACCTCGCTTGGTACTTTGCCGCAAAACACACATCAATCGACTGTATGGAGAAGCGCGGGCAAAAGGGCTTCATCTTTACAGTGGGCGATGAACCGCTCCATCCCAACATCGGAAAACTGACCCTGAAAGGCATTATGGGCGACGGTGAGTTTGTGGATTACAGTGCGGCCGAATTGCTTGAACTGGCTCGCAAATCCTACCACGTTTTTCACGTGCATATTCAGGGTACATACGGCGCCCAGATGTACAAGCCAGAGCCAGCCTGGCGAGAAATGCTGGGGGATAACCTTCTGATTGCTGAAAACGGGAAAGATGTTGCCCGGGTAATCAAGGAGGCAATAACACGCAATTACAGCGCCGCAACGGCCCCCGCAACAGCCACAAGTGATGAACCGCAACCCCAAACTACCCAAGCCCAGCAAACCAAGGACGAAGAAGAGGAAATGCTGTGAACGTTCACGCCGTGATAGGCATGGGCTTCGGCGACGAGGGCAAAGGGCATGTAGTTGACATGTTGTGCCAGGACGCCGAGGCCCCGGTTGTAGTGCGCTTTTCGGGTGGGCACCAAGCCGGGCATCACGTTGTTATGGCTGACGGCCGTGAACATGTTTTTTCAAGTTTTGGGAGTGGCACCTTTCGGGGTGCCTCTACCCAGTTGACGAAGTACGTGATTGTTTCCCCAGTGGCCATCATGAATGAGCTGGCGGTGCTAAAGAAGAAGGGGGTGAATCCTTACATATTTGTGAACCCTGATTGCCCAGTAACAACCCCGGTCGAAATATGGTTGAACCACCAAAACGCCGACACAATGGGCGACGGCTCGTGCGGGGTGGGCATATTTGAAACGGTGCGCCGGGAACAGGATGGCTTCCGGTTGCGGTTTGGCGACTTGTATTACCCATCAGCATTGCGCCACAAGTTGAGATTATTGGAGGATCGCGCCGGCGCGATCCCGTTCAATTGGATTGATGAATTCTTGGAAATGTGCGGGCGCATAGTAAAATCCAAAAACGTGAGCGTGAGGCATGAAAACGACATAATGTACCAAGCGCAAACGGTGATTTTCGAAGGCTCCCAGGGGCTTTTGTTGGACCAGAACCACGGTTTTTTCCCACATGTGACCCCATCAAATACCGGCACCCAGAACATCCCAGTTACAATTGACCAAATTTGGATGGTGACCCGGGCATACCAGACACGGCACGGCAACGGGCCAATGTCGCCAATTGTGCCACACCAAATACTTCCCAATAAATATGAGCACAATCTGGAGACCGGTTACCAGGGCCGCTTCCGGCAAACCATTCTTGACCTTGATTTGCTTGGGTACGCAAGTTCAAAAGATGAACAAATACGGCGGGACTTGGGCAATTTGGTGATAAATTGCATGGATTTGGTACAGGATGACCTTCGGCTATTCCGCGATGGTGTAATTCATGAATACGACTGCGAGGTTGATTTTATGACCGCCATCGGTTGCGCGGTGGGAGCTGGCAACGTTTTCGCCAGCTACTCACCCATAGCCGAAAAGATGGACCGTACACCCGCCGCATATTAAACTTTTTAATTTTTATTGCATTGCGTTTTTAAATGTGTCACTATCGCCGCATGTTCATCAACCGCCCATACATCAAATCCATACTTTCGGAACTCCCGCAACCGGAAGACCGCACAGAAAAGGCCCTGGCATCCCGCCAGGGTATCACATATCCGACCTACTGGCGCCGGTGCAAGCGGGGCATCTGGCGCCAGGAGCAACTCCAGGGCCTCGCAATGACGCTCAGTGCAATGTCCGGCCGGGAAATACCAGCCGAATCCCTTATTGCAAAGGAGGCCCAGGGTGGCGCTCAAGGATAAATCCGTTGCCGAAATAGTAAAGGAGTTCAAAGAAATGGACCTGTTTGCGGTGGGCCGGCTGTACGAACACCTCATACCCCGAGACAGCACCCCCGCAATCCGGCAATTACTGACAACCGCCGCAAGGATTACGGCGTTCGCCGTACATACCGAGCGCCAGATGATGCTCCACCTGTTTCTGAAGCTGGACGAGCGCCTGGCGCAACTGGAGGGCAAAGATGGTGAAAATTAAAAGATGGGTACTCAAAACCGATGCGGTCGCCCTGGAGGTCAACAAGGGGCCGGGCGATACAATCGAAGGCCGGGAATACTGGACACGGGACGAGGTGCGGTTGTGCAAGGGCGCCGAGGTCAAACAGCTTGAGCACAAGTACGATGATTTGTGCCAGGTGAACGCCGACCTTTCAAAGCGTGATGTTGACCAGCGCATGCGGATTGAGGAACTGGAGACCGAGGGAAACCGGTTGCGGGCCGAAATTGCGGACCTGAACAAGAGGGTAAAACAGCAATGACCAAGAAAACGGCAAAGCCCAAAAAGTCGTTCAAGGAAAAACTCGCCGCCGGGCGCCGACAAAAGGTTACCAGGTACACGGTCAACAAGGGGGGCAAACTATCCGCATCCCGCAAGGGGTGGGTCTGTATGACCAAAGATGTTGCTCCTATTGAGGAATTATTGCATTTGCGCACCGCCGACAATAAGGTGCTCAGGGCGTCCGCAAACAAGCTGGAGGCCCAGAACGACAAACTGAACGCCGCCCTGGTCGCCACCGAACTCGAAATGAAGAAATACCGCATCCTGATGCTGGATGCGAAAACAATGCTGGATGCGTACGATGCCCAGGACGGGGCGCTGATTTTTAAACTTGAGAACACCATCAACCGCCGGGGGTACTGGCGCCGGTTGTTGTTCGCATTATTGGGGAGAGAATGAGCAAAAAGAAACGCAAAAAGATTGACCAGTCTTGCACCGAGTGCGGCAACGACTGCGACCCGTTGTTGTTGTACCCGTTGCCGTTGGACAAGTGGCAACGCAAGCCAGACGAAAAACAACTGGCCCAGGAGAAGGCAATTAAAAAGGCCCGGGAGCGTGGGATGCCCTTGCAAAAGAAAACGGTTGTGAATGCCCGCAAGGGCCGCAAGGCTCGGCTCTGCCCAGCCTGTTTAAAAAAGTGGCACAAAGCGTATCAGGAAAAACATGGAACCGGAGGGAAAAATGCTGAACAGGCTATCACCCCGCCAGGCTGAACTTCTGGAATACATAGTGGAGCACATTGTCGAGCAATTACAGTCGCCAACAATCCGCCAGATGTGCGCCCAATTGGGTGTAAGACAGACGAACGCGATAAATGACATGCTCCGAAGTGAAAGGGTACATTGTGCGGCCCGTCAAGGGTGCCTCGCGGGGTGTTATGCTAACCCCCCAGGCACGCAAGAAGTACGGGCTGGACTTTCATATATCCCAGACCGCTCACTCACTCGCCGACATGGTACATTTTATGACAAAGGACGCCGGCCCCAATGACCGGCTCGTTATTGAACCCTGGTCCGTGCAAGAACTGAAGAAAAAGGCGGCGGCGGTTGTGGAGGGTGCAAGTGGTAATTAGAAAAAGGGAAATAATCGCCGTTGTGGTCGGGGTGGGCGAGGAGACCTTCCACTTTCACCACATGGATGAACGGTTGCCGGATTGGGTGCTGGAACTGGTACCGGATGCCCTGGGGTGGCGCCCGGTGCAAAGCATTTTTGTCGATGACCAGCGGGGGGCGCCTCACCGTGTCGCAATAACCCTGACGAATGGGCATACAGTTGAATACATCAATGCGCAATTTGCTGAATTTTACAATGTTGAACCCCCGTACGAAAGAAGGAATAAGCGTGAGTAGAGGAGTGACACACTACAGGAAAGCCCGCCGGCATGTGTACCCGGTTTACCTTTGCATCGAGAATTTCATCAAAATGTTTGCCGGGATTATGCGGTGGGACATTGAGCATGCCCGGGCGCACGTACACCGCGAAATTCGGGAGGGCCGATATGACCCGTACCATACGGAGCCAGTCGGCCCCTCAAGGCCCTGGCGTGTAAGGAGCTTGAGGCTATGAGCAGACCTTCGATAGAGGCCTGGTTTGCGTGCAATGGGTGCGGGTATGAGCCACCGGAGGACAAGGTGCCGAAGATTTGCCCTGAATGCGGCGTTGTGGATATGCGTCTGAATGTGTCATTGAACTTGCCCGGCATCACCGCCCGAGATATTATTGGGGTAATAGCCGATTTTTTTCGGTACAAAGAGGAATTCAGCGACGGAGACTGAAATGGGAACTGGTTTAGCGTTTGCGATTACCAATGTGGAGGGCCTGGAAGTACAGGGGCGCAAGCGTTTTGAATACATAGAGCGCCGCCCGCAACCGTACGCCCTGCAATGCGATGAATTTGAGGATGAATTTGCTGTATCGTTGCCGGACTACAGTCACCTCCGCCGGTTCGGGGATGCCGGAGACATACGGGTACTCTGTAAAAGGGTGTACGCATGCGTCAATTTTTCCGATGGAAGCTATGTGGAATTCGAGTTTTTGCCCGGGTTCATCACCGACCTTGCATCAGTACCCAGGGCGTTTCGCAGTTTTATCGACAACGACGATGACTGGCTGGTCATTGCGGTACTGATACATGACTACTTGTTCAGCACGCACGGCCTCCCGTTTGCATATGCGAACGAGCTTTTGTACCAGGTTGCCCGGCAATGCGGTTATCCAAAGCGCAAGGCATGGCTCGCCCTGATATCAGTATCCAGTCCGGTCGGACTGTACAAGTGGCGCAAGAACACCCGCCGCAATGGATACACCCGCCGGCGTGCGCAAATGCGCATCACCCGGCCCATAAAAGTGAATGGAAAATGGTATGGCGACCTCCCGCTTATCGAGGACGCCGCATAAACAGGAGAATAAAATGAAAGACCTGAAAATCCAATGTAAGAACGTGACACACGACCAGGCGCTTGTATATGCCCGCCGGGCATTGAGTGCCGGCAACAAACCCGAAATCACATTCGGGTCCGGCGTGACCGTAAAGTACAAAGAGACAAAGACGTTCGACGTGTACGAGGTTGCGGCCTCTTGCGCCCCTGAGGTTGACCCACCGGCACCACCGGACGAGACACCGGAACAGGCACCCGAGCCGGACGCCAGTGACGATGAGTGAATTCCGCACACTAAAACTCACGAGGCCTATGCAACACGGCCCAGCCGTGCGCCGGTTGCAAGAACTGGGGGATTCCATCGGTTGTGACACCGGGCCGAACGATGGCATTTTTGGGAAGGATACCCAGGAGGCCGTCTTCCAGGTACAGAAGAAGCTCGGCATTTTACAAGATGGAATTTGCGGGCCGGTTACCTGGCGCTCGTTGCTCGAATACATAGATAATTCATCCGGGGAGACGCTGGACCGGTATTTTGTTGATTTACGGGGGGCGCACCCGCCGCCCAAAAATTACGGCCGCAAGCGCAAGCTCAAGGAGATTACCGGCGTCACGTTGCATCAAACCGGGTGCGAGATGCCCAGCAACCCCCGGGGGTGGAGCCGGCTGAATGCCCACATAGGCATCACCCAAGAGGGCAAGCTCATCCTCGTAAACAAGTTCACCGACATGATTTGGCACGCCCAGGGCCTATCCAAAACCACAATCGGCATCGAGTTCGAGGGCAACTTTCACGGCGTCCGGGGCCGCACGAACACGCTCTGGCGGGGCGGCGGTGGGCCGCATTATTTCAACATTGCGATGCATATGGCGGCGAACAAGCTGTTCGACTATCTTGCCCGGTGGTTCGCCGAGAGGAAGTTGCACTGGAATTTCATACACGCCCACCGGCAAAGCTCGGCAACCAGGCGGGGCGACCCCGGTTCTGAAATCTGGAAAGGGGTTGCGATGGCATGGGCCGACCGGCTGGGGATGACTGAAATGGATGGCGGCGAGGGCTGGCATCTGAAGGAGGGCCGGGGCGTTCCCGGTGTTTGGAAGAATGGACAATACTCAACCAAATATTAATGATGAGGCCGGGCTGGAAAAGCCGGACGAAATATTATCAACGGCCGTCAAGTGTGTAGATGGTACCGAAATACCGGTTTATTGTGCGTACAATGACACGGTATTGACGGAACTGGTCACCGGTAACCCCAAAAATCCAAACCAGCACCCGCCAAACCAGATTGAACTCCTTGCCAAAATCATCAAGGGGCAAGGGTGGCGGGCGCCAATCACCATTTCCACCCGCTCAAAATTGGTTGTAAAAGGACATGGACGCCTTGAGGCGGCGAAGGCCCTGGGGTGCGAAAGCGTGCCGGTCGACTATCAGGACTACGCATCGGAAGAAGCTGAAATTGCAGACCTGCTCGCCGACAACAAAATCGCAGAACTGGCGCACATTAACAACGCTTTGGAGCTTTCAAACAAGGCGTTCCTAGAGGCGGCGCAATTTGACCTGGAACTGGCGGGGTTTGATGATTTTGAGAAGGAAGACCACTGCCAGACGGCCCTCCAGGAAAAAGAAACTGGGCGTCTGACACTATGCATCTTTTGCGAGCCTTGCAACTTTTTGCACTGGTAATAATATCCTAAAAAGTACAATCATTATAATACGATAGGCTGGATTACAGAATAAGTGTGCGCAATTATTGCGGGTTTTGCGTTATTACGTGTTCCGGTGCGACCGTGTAAGAGCCTGATTTGATTAGCTTTTGTACTGGTAAAAATATTGGTACAGCGTTTGCATATAATACAGGTATGAACCGCAACACAACGCAAACAAAGGGAAAATAAAATGGAAGAAACATGCACAACTGAAAAAAAATGTTCACAATGCAGGGCCGCTTCTAGCAAATGGCGCCAGGAGGCCGCACGGCGCCAGGCTGTTAAAAATGCCACTGGTTCGGAAGTTTGGGAAGCTGTTAAGAAAAGCAATCAGGCTACTCAGCACCGTGTTCGCCGTGCCGTTGCCGCACAAAAGGTTAGAGAGGCTGAAAAAAAAGCTCGGGAAGCAAAAAGAGGATAGGCAAATAATAAGACACGAAAGGGAAAACCATGACTAGAGAAGACCACTGGAAGCGGGTTTGCGAACTCGGCGACCTGGCACGCAAGGGGCGCATCCCCGGCAAAGCGTATGACGACGCGGAGCGTGCCTACTTTGACAAATACCCCAAAAACATTATCACCGGCGGGCGCCTCTGGCATTACCCAATCACCGCCAGACCCTGGAATCAGGACGTGAGGGAGGTGGCGCATGGATAGAACACAAATGCTCAAATTAGTGGCACGGGCAAGGAAAATAAACGTGTGGGTATCACACGCCCAGATTTATTTACGTGTAGGTAAGGCCGAATTTATTAGGGGTTTAGAACGCCGTGATCGATCAGAACGCGATGGTGAGTACTTTTACAACCCGACAAAAGTAAGTATTGACGCCGCCGGTTATTTGTGGATTTCATAATGTGTCGGCGCGACTCCGTAAGATAACAATTACTCCAGTTTTAGGGATTTGGAGTTGCTAACCCCGATTATTCTTAAACATTGCATTTTTAAATTGTATACGGTGCGCCGGTTGTGCTACTGTACAAATCAACGGAAGGGAACAACCATGCTAGAATTTACACCTGGCGAACTCAAAATAATCCATGAGGCACTCGGCGAACATCAGGGCGTGCTGATGAAGGATGCGTTAGACAATGCCGATGACAATGCGTATATTCAGGAAGTATCGCACGACCAGTCTACCGTATTTATGGCATCGCTCAAAACCCGCATTATGTTGAAGCGCCTGGGTATTGAAATAAAATAAACAGCCCGGCGGGGCTGGTCAACTCGTTTTTCCCTTTCGTGGTCCGCCACCCCGCTTTGGGCTGATTTGATATTTTTACTCGTATAAAGTAATATGAAAGGGAGACAAATGACTGAAGCCAGTATTGACAAACCTGTATTGACAAACACGGCCCGGAGTGCGTTGCGCTCCTTGCGGGCCGATGCCGTGACCGTGCGCACTGAATCCCTCCTGCAAATAAACCAGGCTGACGCCGGCGTGCTGGAAAAACTCAGCATGACAATATCAACTTGGAATAATTGGCTTGACGCCCAGAACTCGGCTCTTAAAAGCGCCGCCGAAATAGACCGTGAGGAACGGCGCCTTATGGGCGTCCTGGCGCTCACGGCGAAAGATATGGAGAACAACAAATAATGAAAGATTTACTTAATACAATTGCAATAATTGTCGCCGTGCTGTTTTTGATTGCGCTGGAAGGGTGCGCTCAGTGCGTAAAACATGAAACAAGGTGCCAAGGCGACATGGTGCAAGTTTGCAACGCCGATGAACGGTGGGAGGATGTAACAAATTGCGCCGTAATAGAACCGGGCGTATGGACTTGTGTAGAGGGTGATACGGATGCAGGGGTCGATACCGGCACTGAACCCGCCGCCGAATGCGTGTGGGAGGGAGACAGTGACACATGAAAAAATTAACCAAAACAAACGTTCAACGGTTCCTCGGTGCGGCGAAGAAAAAATACGGCGTGAAAGTGGTCACAAAACGTAGTTCGGTGTACAATATCATCAAATGGGCCGTTGATGCTATGGACATCCCCAAAGTGGATAAATGGTTGGACCGCTGGTCCATAACCATCGGCCGGCTCATATGGCTCAGTTTCAAGCCCGGTGCCGGCACGGAGGCCGATTTGCGTGACCAGGTAATTACCATCTGTCACGAACTCATCCACTTCCGCCAATGGCGCCGGGACAAAGCCCGCTTTATATTCAGATATGTTTTTAGCCAATCCCGGCGCTCCCATTATGAGGCCGAGGCCCTCCATGCGAACGTTGAGATGGCTTATGCCCTGGATATGAAACCGGATTATAAAACCATTGCTTACAAGTTGCGGAGTTACAAGGTGCGCAAATCCGACATCGCCGTGACCAGAAAACACCTTTTGATTATCGACCGTATTGCTAAGCAGGGGGGGAGGACGGACGAAGTTACTAAATGGGCGTGCAAATGGTGGGGAATTTAATACGGCAAGGGTTTAAAATTTACCAGGCCTCGGGCGACCCCCAATTCCGGCGGGCAATAGTCCGGGGCCTTGTTGCGATTTCAATGCACATATTGCGAAGGAGATTTGGACATGGGAAACGAAAAGGAAACAGTTGCGAAAAATGAGTGCGTTGCACTGGCGGAGAAATTGTGCCAGGTGGCGGATAGGGTTATTGAACAAGTTGCGGGAGCCTCAAAGGTTGTTGATAATACGGCGACGGCGGCATACAGGCTTTCGGCCGCAATTGCGAAATTGAACGCTTTGCGCAAGGACGTCCCCATAGCGCCCCCAGCACCCTCACCGGCGAAGACACCCAAACCTCCGGCCGAACCTGATGAACCGGCACCTGTGCCTATCCCGGCGCCGAAAACAAAGGCTCCAGCACCCAAAGCGAAGAAGAAGGTTGCTACCAAGAAAAAAAAGGCTATCAAAAAGAAGGTGGTGACTAAGAAAAAAGCCTCCAAAAAGTAACAGATGAACCAGTTGCAAGCCTGGCTCGCCGAGCGCAAAATAGCCAGCCCGCACGTAATACCGGCCGAGCATAAATCCGACTTCAAAAGCACCTTCAAAGATACAGTTGTATTGTGGCCACAACCTGGCGGACAAGAGCAGTTTCAAAGCTGCCCAGCGGATATTTGTTTGTACGGCGGGGAGGCCGGCTCCGGTAAATCATGGTCGTTGCTGTTCGACCATCTTAAATGGATACATATACCCAACTATTCCGGGGTTGTTGTGCGCAAGACATACAGCCAGATATTCGACGCCGGTGGGTTGTGGGAAGAGGCAAAGCAATTATTCGGCATGTTTCGGGGTCGGCACACCAAGGGCGACAAACCTAAGTTCGTATTTCCATCAGGCGCCCAGATATTCTTCAAGCATAGCCAGCACGCCGCCCGGGTTGCGGATTATTGGCAGGGCTTGCAAAGCCCCGTCATATCCTTGGACGAGGTTACCCAATTTTCGCAAGCGGAATTTCAGTACATAATGAGCCGCAATCGGTCCCTAACGGGTATTGACAGTTACATTCGGGCAACGTGCAACCCTGATCCTCGTTCCTGGGTTAAGGAAATGATTAAATGGTGGATTGGGGACGATGGGTACATCATACCGGAGCGAAGCGGGGTAATCAGGTATTTTGTGAACAAGGATGACCGGTTCATTTGGGCGGACACACCCGAGGAACTGGAAGAACGGTTCGGCCCTAAATCTCAAACAAAGAGCTTTACCTTTGTACGCGGATACCTTGAAGATAATCTAAAGCTCTTGGAAAAAGATCCGGGGTATAGGGCAAGTCTGGAAAACCTTTCGGCGGCGGATTACAAGGCACTTTGTGATGGCAATTGGAACGAAATTGACAACCCGAACGCATTGTTTACGCGCCAGAATTTCAACAAGTACCGTGTTGAGCACATGGATTTCGAAAAGATGGAACGCATTGTCGTCGCAATAGATCCCCAGGGTACGAAGGGTGAAAACACCGACGATACAGGAATTGTAGTTGTAGGGCGCTTGAGCCGTGATGTGTATGTGTTCATTGACAAGACAGGTAATTACAAGCCCATAGAGTGGGCGAAGGCCTCGTGCGACTTGTATGATTTTTATAAAGCGGATAGAATCATAGCTGAGAAAAACTTCGGGGGTGATATGGTAGAAAGCACGATTAACACGTACCGAAGTGATATTTATCCGAAGCTCGTAACAGCGACTAAAGGGAAAGCCGTGCGTGCCGAGCCGGTGGCGACGCTTTATGAGCAGGGCCTTGTTCATCATGTAGGGCATGGCTTAAAAGAACTAGAGGACGAGATGGCAGATTACCAGCCCGGGCAAGCCAATTCACCAAACCGGATGGATGCGCTCGTATGGGGCGTGCACGAACTTGTCATCAAACAACCGGCCGAACCCAGAATTAGGATGTTATAATGGCAGGAATTATTGATTTTGCTAAATCACTGGTTTCCCCGCCAGCAACAGAAGAATTAAATTGGTACGTTGACCCGCCCCGGCGCCCGCCGGCCCTGGAGGAAAAAAGTTACGGCAACCCGCTCGGCGCCTCCAGCTTCGCCGCCCACCTTCAGGATTCGGACAATTGGGATTTATCGTTTGCCGTGCTCATCCAGTATTTTGAAAGATGTGCGCCCCTGGCGGATGCCATCCAGCGCATATCCGAGGGGTTTGCGGAGTTGCCGATTGTTGTGCGCAAAATTTCGACGGGTGAGCTAATTACCAGACATGAATTCCTGAAGTTGCTACAATATCCGAACGACAGCATGAGCCAGGAGGATTTTCTGTGCCAGCTTGCCTCAATGTACCTGATTACCGGCAACCCATTCCTCCAATCCCTCGGTCCCGTAACCCGACCCCCCGCATCGCTGGACGTGCTGAACCCGCAATACTCCCGCATCGAGCCGAACCGGCTGGGGGATATGTCGCTGATTTACATGCAAAGCGAATTCATGAACGCCGTTTACAAGGGCGACAACGTGGACGGGCGGTTGCGGTTCCGTGCGTCTGACGATAATGAAATATGGCCCGTGTTCTCATTCAACCCCCGTCGGGGTTCCCGGCACTTTTACGGCACGCCGATACCTAAACCACTGTACAACGATATTGAGCAGTACATATATTCGGGGCGCCACAACAAATCTCTCCTCAAGAGGGGCGCCCGCCCTGGGGGTACGTTCAGCACAAACGACAATCAGTATCCATTGACAGATGCTCAGTTCAAGCGGATGCAGGACCAAATCGACTTGTATTTTGTGGGCGCCGAGAATGCGGGCCGGCCCATGTTGTTCGAGAATGTCAAGTACCAGGAAAATATCGTCACGAACAGGGATATGGATTACAAAACCCTGTCGCTCAATACCCGGACGGCGATTTACCGCCAATACAAAATCCCATTGCCCAGCATCGAGCAGGGTGCGCAAACATACAGCAACTATGAGACTTCAACCGTTGCCGAGTACGACAAGGCTATATTGCCGGTCGCCAGGTTCATCCTCGGGCAACTTACATCCGCACTGATGTACAGGTTTGAAAGTGACTGGAAGGATTACGAGCTTTGGTACGATGAGACACAGATACCGGAGCTTGCCCCCAGGCGCATCGACAACATCAAAACGCAAAAGGAAATAGGCGTCAGCACCGTCAACGAGTTGCGGGTGGGCCTGGGCCTCAAACCGGTTGCCGGCGGCGATGTCATATTGCGGCCCGCAAACGAAATCCCGGCCCTGGTAGATGATGAGGTACCCAATGAGGGCGAGGCGAAAAGTTTGAGCGAGTTGCGCCGGGGCCTTGAAATGGCGATGGACGAATCCGGTAATCCCCGCTTCACAAAATCCCAAATAGACGACCTCTGTCAGGCTTAATTAATGGCAACCCAGGCGGAAAAGGAACGCCGGGCGGCGAAGCAGTTGCGTATGAAATTACGGCTGGAGGCCGAGTTGCGTGCCAGGATGCGGCGCTTCTTCGGCAAACAGAACCGGCGGTTTTTGAACCTGTTTGAAAGTACCGGGTTGACCCTGAACATGGAGGAGTTTCGGCCCGAGCTATTCAATATCCTTTTTAAGCATTACGACAAAACCGGCCGCAAGTTTCACCGCCTCGTGATGCGGGAGATAAACCAGGCATTGAGGGCGGCGGACCAGCCTACTATCGATGACGACCATCCAGAGCTGGTCGGCTTGTTGCTGGCGTTTGCGGCCGAAAGTGTCGCCCAATCGGTTGACCAGATTTTGGGTACATCCCAGAAGCAAATCAACCAGGCATTGCAGGACACCGGCCGAGACGCCCGGGCATCGTACGAACAGCTCCAGACCCACAACTTGCCCAGGGCGAACACCATTGCGGCGACGGAGACACAGAAGGCATCCGAAGGTTCAAAGGGCGCCACCGTGCGCCAGGCCCAGAATATCGTCGCCGGGGGCCTGACGGCGGCGGTGCAATTGGAGGCCCTGAAAGAGTGGGTACCCCGCAACGATACAAAGGTGCGCCCGGCGCATGAGGCCGCACGCTTCCAGAGGCAACCAGAAAAGCTCCCTTTTGTCGTGGGCGGTGAATTTCTTATGTACCCGGGCGACTGGTCTTTGGGAGCCTCCCCCTGGAACCTTGTTAATTGCCGTTGTGTTGCCCTGTATTTCTTCGGCGTGCTGATTTAATCATACACGTTAGTTGACAGCACTCTGTACTCATTACGTGTCGGAAGGCTTGAAATCTGCGATACTGATAGCGTAACGTGAACATTATGGAGTTAACCATGCAAACAGGGAAACCAGATACAGAGCCAAAAAAACCGGAAATTCTTTCCAGGCCATTTGAATACAAGGCGCTTCCCAAACAGGAAGACTCGGATAACTTTTACTTTGAGGGATACCTTGCCACTTGGGGCAATATCGACCGGTATGATGATGTCCTGATTAAAGGGTGCTTTGATGAATCCCTGAAGAAAATCTGGCCTAAATTGCTCTGGCAACACAGCTTCAAGGAGGTTGTGGGCATATTTGAGGATATTAAAAACGACGACAAGGGCCTTTTCGTTAAGGGCAAGATGCCCAAAGCGGACAGCCTCGTTGCTGGCCGGGTAATCCCCCAGATGAAAGTCGGCTCCGTGCAATCCATGAGCATCGGTTTCAAAGCCCTGGATTTCACGTACGACGACGACGGGGTGCGCATAATCAAAAAGGCGGCTCTGATTGAGGGGTCATTGGTAGATATACCAGTAAACGAGCTTGCGCAGGTTACGGATATGAAGCAATTTGACATCGGCGATGTGGAACAGGTTAAGACCAGGCGAGATTTTGAAAAGCTACTGAGGGAATCAGGGGCCTTTTCTAAAAAAAGTGTCGTGTATCTGGCAAGCCGTTTTATGGAGGCGCAACCGAGCGATTCGGCAACTTCCAGGGACACTTCGGCGCTGGCAAGTGAACTTAAACAATTTGCAAACAAAATCAAAACGTTGTGAGGTAAAACAATGTCAGACGACAAACAGAACAAAGAATACGCAGATGCGATTAACGCCGTGCGTGAGGCCCATGAGGCAATCGAGAAAAAAGCCCAAAAATTCGAGGGTGGCATTGCCGAACTTGAAGAAAAAATGTCCAAAGCAAACGACGCCTTGGACAAGATGGAGACAAAAAACCAGGAGCTTATTGGCAAATTAGCCGAGGAGCGCAAGAGTGCTGAAGCCCAGGAAGACGCCATCAAAGAACTTGAAACCAAAGTTGCCAAGCTTGGTCAGATTCCAGCAACCGCCGGCGTCGAGAAAGCACTTGCATTGGAAACCGAAATCAAGTCCTTGCGAGCTTTCTGCGAAGGCAAATCCGAGGAGCAGATGGAAAAATCCGGCCTTGAGATGAAGTACCTGCGTTCGGACAGTAACCCGGACGGCGGCTTTCTTATGCGGGATGCGTATGATGACCAAATCATCAAGCCCATCACCGAAATTTCGCCGGTGCGCCAAGTTGCAAGGGTAAAGACCATTGATGCACTTGCCATGGAGATGGCGGCGAGGGAGACGCTTGTGCAAGCATACTGGACAGGCGAGGGCGAGGATGGCACGCTTTCACAGAGCACCTATCGCCAACCTCGCATACCCGTACATTCCATGATGGTAGTTACCGAGGCCACAAACACGGCCCTCAATGGCTCGTTTTGGAATTTAGAGACCGAAATTACGGGCGACTTTGTGGAAGCGCGTCAATTGCTTGAAGGACAGGCGTTTGTAAACGGTAACGGCGTTAAAAAACCTACTGGCTTTTTACAAGGCGGGTTGCCACAACTTAATTCAGGCGATGCTACTACTTTCGATTTCGACTCTCTTATTACCCTTACCGGTAGGCTCAAAGACGGTTATAATCCAATGTATGCATTAAACAGGCGCACCCTTGCTTTCATCCGCACTTTAAAAGACGGTGCTGATCGTTATATCTGGGAAGCCGGCAATGTGGGAGCCGCTGTGCCAAACCAGATTAACGGCGACCCGTACGTAATCATGAACGACATGCCGGACATCGCCGCCGATGCGGTTCCGGTTGTGTACGCCGATTTCATGAAAATGTATTGTGTGGTTGACGCCTTTAACGCAATCTTCCTTCGAAACCCGTACATTAAGAGGGGCTTTGTGGAGTTCAGCGTTGAGAGCTGGGTAGGTGGACAGGTAGTTTTGGCAGAGGCGGGCATCGAACTTAAGTGCGCGGTCTAATTAGGATCGTTTGAAAAGTGGATAACGGTACCCCCCGGCATACCCGGGGGTGCGGTTCTAGAAACAGAAATTTTTTTTAAAGAGGTCACAAGATGGCAAACAAAGACCAAGTTACCAAAATTAACCCAGATGCGACTATAGAATCCGGTGTCACTATTGTTGATACTCAGGGATACGAGTCGCTGACTTTCATTCTGCCCGTACAGGACACGACCGCGTTATCGCTTGAGCACGGCGATGATTCTGCATTAGCGGACGCCGTTGCGGTGCCTGCCGATTTTGTATTGGGTGAGACGGCGTATACCGCCGCCGGCACCGGGAAGGTCGGATATGTAGGAAAAAAACGGTATGTACGCATTACCGTTACTGATGCTCCGGCGGACGATACCATTGTTGCTGTACTCGGTACGCCACATGAGGCGCCGGTCTAATCGGCGACCTTTTTTTGTTTTGGCACGGTACGGCCTTAAAAATCCTTTGTCCGTTGACCGAAGTATTGATGCGCTGTGCCGTGCCTCATTTTAACAAGGTTCGACAATGGGATATCCGGTACCTAGTATATATGATTACAAGCTGATTGCACGTATCGGTTCGGCGCCTTTAACGGCGGCGCAAATGGTTGAGCATTTAAAGCTGGACCCTGATTTGCTGGGCGAGCCGACGTTTGTTGCGTACATGGACGCATTGATTGCGGCGGCGATAAATGTGGGCGAGAAAGTATCCAAGCGGGTATTCTGGCAAGGAAATTTCAAGGCGTACCTCGATTTTTTCGTGACGTGCGCCGGATACCCCAGGGGCCTATACAGAGGCCTCAACATAGGTCAGGACCAGCCGTACGAAATACGGCGCTCCCCCCTGGTATCCATCACATCCATCACTCGCAAGGTGCAAGACACGCCGGAAACTATCGATGCGGCGGACTACTACTTCACTCCGTCTGAGACGGATTTTTCCTATGTAGCTCCATCACGGGGTAAATCCTGGCCCAGCGATGCGGATGATGTTTTACACGCCATAGAATTCGATTTTGTGGCAGGCTGGACGGATGCCAATTTGCCGGCCGACATTCTGGAGGCGCTCAAGTTGCACGTTTCGGCGATGTTTGCAAATCGGGGCGATTGCGATGGCGCATGGTCCGGGAGTGCGGCAGCGGCGTGTATAGGTTGCCCGTTGCCACCGGGGGCGAAGCTCATCTATAGCCAGCACCGAATTTTCGATTTACGACAGGGGTTGTAGGATGCCCAGGTGCAAACCCATACGCATCGACCATCGAGGTATATGTGCCGGCGACATGGACCGACGTATCAAAATCAAATCCCGTGCGATTGCGGCCCCGACCACAACCGTCGATTTCGGTGAGGATTTTGCAAACACGAAAACCGTGTGGGCCGGCCTCAAGTCCACAAAGGGGCGTGACACATTCTATGTGACCAATCTAGACGTAGAGGTTTCGCATGTGTTTTATTTACGATGGTTCGCGGGCCTGACGGCCGAGGCCTGGATTGAATACAGGTCGGAAAACTACGACATTTTACTGGTCGAAAACCTGGACGAACGGAACGAATTTTACGCCTGTTATTGCAACGTCCGGGGCGACAAGGATGAGGAGCCTAACTTTGCCTAAAATGACCATCAGACCGGGCAAGGACAACAAGGCTGTATATCGGCAACTCAAGCGCATGCCGCAAAAGGTGCGCCGGGGCATCCAAAACGCAATGCTCCAAATGAAAAAGGATTTGAAAAAAACCGCAATTGAGGACATGAAGAAACCCAAACACGGCCGGACGTACCTGGTATATGTGGGCCGGGGTGGCAAGCGCCTCAAGCGGGGCCGGTTGCACCGTGCGAGCAGGAAGGGCGAAAGCCCGGCAATCCTGACCGGTGCGCTTGCGAAATCCATAAATTCGAGAATTAAGTTCGGGCATCTGCTCACGTTCGGGGCGAACACCCCGTACGCACGGAAGCACGAATTGGGAGGCCGGCGTTATTTGTTGCGGGCGATTAGCCAGCGCCGGGGAGAGATAAAGAACTGGTTTAGAACGGAACTTGAGCGTGAACTGAGGAGCCTGGCGTAATGCAAGCCAAAGAAATTATCCTGCATCTCCGTGAGAATTTGCCCAGGTTCAGCGACCTTTTTTCGGTGTATGTGGCACCGGAAGCGATTGTTATCGCCGGCAATCTGGTCACCGTAACCAAAACGGCGCACGGGCTGGCGAACAAACATCTGCTCACCGTTACGCACGCCAGGGTCGCCAATCCCATCGACACGGTGTCGGGGGATGCCACCGAGGCGTTCCTGGTAACCCAGGACCCGCACGACTTGACGGAGGGGTACCAGTCAACCGCACGGCTCGAATCCGCCAGCACGCCAGCGGTGAACAACGATTACGAGCTTCTTTCGGTGCCGGGCCGCAACGACCTGTCAGTCAAGGGCCTCACCGTGCCGGCCCCGGGGGACCTTACTTTAAAGGAGGACCGGGAGGTAGGTATTAATGGACTATTTGAAATTGCCTGGATAGATGACGACAATTTTTCATATGTAATACCCTGGGATTTTTCAGGGGGCGCCCCGGTGATTGATGTGCCGAATACCAGGTTGCACACGGCCGTCCGTGTCAGTGGCGCCAGTGAGGTTGAGCGCATAATAGAGGCGTACGATGCGCAACCGCCGGATGATATGTGGGCGTTTGTTGTTTTGGGCGACACGAACATAAACAAAGACCGCTATGTTAATACCGATGCGGATATGGAGCAGGGAGGAACGAACACCTGGAACGGGTTGCTCATGTCGCCGTTCAGTGTGTACACCTTTGCGCCGGTAGAGAAAATTACGGGCCGATATGCCAGGGATTTGAACGAGGATACCCGACCTGCCCTATATAGTAGCCTCCTGGGCGCCACCTTCGACACCGGTTTCACGCACGAGGCGGATTCCGGCGTGTACCCCCAGGGCGATGGTAAACATGAGTACAAAAAGGCGTACTACATACACAATTTCGAATTTAGCCAGGTTGCACAGATAGCAAATTCAGACACGTTACTTGCTAGTCCGACCTCCGCTTGGCGTGATTTGAAGTTTGATTATATAAACATAATGACCGATAATGGAGAAATAATCGTATCCACTGAGGTCGATTTGGACGAGAATTCATAGGAGATTTTTAAATGACACAAATTAGCCAGCCTGACACAACCGTCAATATAATCGGCGCAAACGTTGCGGCCCAAAATGCGGCGCAAAGAGCGCTTTTTCACGGACAAAAGCTTGCCGGTGGTTCGGCGGTCGCCGGGGCGCTGACCCGGGATGTGGATGACGACCAGATCGCCGCATTGACCGGCGAGGGGAGCATGCTTGAGGATGCCATTACGGCGTTTAGGGAAATCAACCCCCTGACCCCTATTGACCTTGTGGCGCTGGATGATCCGGCCGGTGCCGCGTCTGTCGGCGAGTTCCTTATTACAGGGCCGGCAACGGAAAACGGCACACTGGAATTCGGCGTCGGTTCCAGTCGAAACGGCGTTGTGAGCGTTGCGGTTGTTTCCGGGGATTCCGGGGATGCGATTGCGGCAAAAGTTGAGGCGGCGTACGTATTGAAGCCTAAATGCGTTTGTGAGGTTGAGGTGGATGGCGTAACTGCAAACCAGGTCAACGCCACATACAGACACGATGGAACCGAGGGAGACTCGACACCGTTGTACGTATCCGGGGCCGTTGCCGGCGTCGGCGTTACCATCACGGCGATGACTGGCGGGGCTGGAGTTCCCACCTTGCCCACACTTTCAACCATTATCGGGAACACCCGGTATCAGCAAATCATGCAACCCGGCTCGTACGGCGTTGCGAACCTGACAACGTTGCTGAACCCCAGGTGGAACGTGAGGAACAGGGTTTTGGACGGGGTGGGAATTGTCACCCTGGCGGATACCAAAGCGAACCATGTGACGGCACTTGATGCCCTCAATTCGCAGAACATCATCTACCAGTGCGAGGGAACGGAGGACGAGGCGGATTACAAGGGGCCGAGCGTGTTTGAGAACCTGTTTGCTAGAAGCGCCCTAATCGGCGCCATAAGGGCGCTCAGGTTGACGGACGGTGCGAACATCACGCAATACGTGAACGCCGCCGGAGGCCCCAATGACGGCACCGGTGGGCCGGCCCTGGCATCCTTGCCATACTTCAACACGCCCCTCCCGCCGTTGCCCATCATGGAAGTCGGTTTTGGGTTCGAGGATGGCGACATCGAGGACATTGTGGAGGCCGGCGGTTTCGTGATTGGCAATAACACGGCGAACAACGGCATCATAATCGGCGAGGTACCGACCACGTACAAGACCGATTCGGGTGGCAACGAGGACCCGAGTTTCAAGTTCCTGAACTACGTTGACACATCTTCCCAGGCACGGGAATACATGTTCAACAACATCAAAAAGGATTGCGCACAATCGAGGCTGACCCTGGGCGACCTTGTGCCGAACCGCAACATAAACAACGAGGCCTCCATCCGTGCCAAGTTCATCCGGTACTTCGGCATTTTAGGGAAAGACCCGTACGTGCTGGTTCAGGATGGCGAGGACGCCCGCAATTTCTTCATCGCAAACCTAAATGTTTCCGTCGATCTGGTCACCGGCTGGGTCACCGTGAACATGAAGGTTCCAATAGTAACCCAACTGAGAACGATTGTTGCGAACTTGCAACTCGCTTTCAGCCTGAACTAACTAGGAGTCGGACATGGCAAAATTTGCACTTTCAAAGCCGTCTGTAATCGTAAACAACAATCCGGTCGGCATATTGCCCAATACATGCAAAATTGATGAGGGCGAGGGCGAGACCACCGTGCGCACCCAAAGCGCCGGCGGCGGGAATGTCGACCTGGTTATCACGGACAACGCCGAGGAGAAGATGGGCAAGGTTTCTTTCGATTTGCCCAATACCATCGAGGCGATTGAGCTTGCCCGGGGGTGGAAGAAAAAACCCGGCGTCAACGTGGTTGAGGTAACTGGCAAAACACCGGACGGAAAAAACTTCGGCCGGGTGTACAACAACGCCAGCATCATCAACAATTACGAGGCCGAGCTTTCCGCCGATGGCAAGTTGTCGCTCGAATGGTGCGGCGACCAGCCCATCTAATCACCATTTTTTTCAACTCAACGGACAAAGGATTTTTAAATGGTACAACAATTAAAACAAATTGAAGTTTCGCTCAACGACCCAATCGAGGCCCACATACGGGGCGAGGCCCAGGAGTGCGAGGTTGTGGTCTTAACGGCCCCCGCCAGCAAACACCGGAGCCAGGTGGCACGCATCAAGAACTTTTGTGCGTACCACGTCGACAAACACATCACCGCCAGGGCAACGCCGGATGACAAAGGTGGCAAGCCGGCACCCGCAAAGGGCGGCGATGATGAAAAATTCACGGGTGAAACACTTATGACCATCCTCGCCCTCGCCCAAATCGAGGACGAAAATGCGATGGAAACCGTGTACAACCTGTTCCAGAAGATAATTGTGGACGGGTGCGGTTCGGTACACGGGGAGACGCTGAATGCGCACCTGTTCGACAAGCTGTCCTTCGATGACATGGAGCGCATGTTTGGCGAATATGTGGTCACTTTTTTATTGAACTCCCTCGTGAACTAGAAGAAATCGAGGGGTGGCAGAAAATTGATGAACTGATTATTGCGATTTGCCGCTACATGCGGGGCGCAATCAGTTATCAGGACGCTCATCGGATGCCCTTGCCCGAGCTTTTCGCTTTGGACGACACCATCGGAAAAATTGAGGGCGAATAGGCATCCCCCGAAAGGTCGCCGTCGATGTCCTTCACTATTTCCTACAATATCAAAGCCATTGACCAGTTCTCGGCCGTATCGAAAAAGGTTACGGAATCGGCGAACAAAATAGACCTTTCCATGCGCAAGATGTCGAAGGGCATCAAAATCGCCGCAAAGGCGTACACCCGTTTGAACGTTGCCGGACAGGGGGTGGACAACACATCCGAAAAAATACACGCCGAGCAACAACGGTTATTGAAATCGCTGAACGAGGTGAACCGGGCGACCCGCCGGGTTGAACGCTCTACCAGGAGCGCCTCAAAGAGTTACGACAACCTCGCCACATCTACCAAGAAGGCGAACAAATCCGCCAGCGAACACGCCGACAAGATGCGCATGGTCGGCGCCGGCATGTCCAGAGCCGGCCGCACCATCACAACCCGCTTCACATTGCCTATGGTCGCCGCCGCAACCGCATCGGTGAAGATGGCGATGGATTTCAATGAAAATATGGCGGCGGTCGCAACCCTCATCCCGGGGCAAACCGCCAGGGTCAAACAGTTAAAAACAGAGATACAAGACCTTTCCGTTCAGACAGGAATATCGACCGAGGACCTTTCTAAAGGGGCGTATGCGGCGATTTCGGCCTGGGGGGATAGCGCCGACACAATGGGCCGGATGAATGTTGTTGCCCGGGCCTCCAAAGCCGGCCTCGCCAGCACCGAGGAAACGCTGGGCCTATTGACCAGCCTGACCGAAATATACGGCGACAAATCGGCGGCGGCGACTGAACACCTTGCCGACCTGGCGTTTGTCACAAACAAGCTCGCCATCAAGGCCCCGTTCGCCGATATGGCGGCGACAATGGGCAAGGTCGCCCCGCTTGCGAAGCAAATCGGCGTATCACAAGAGCAGTTGTTCGCAACCATGACGGCGGCGGCGGGCGTGACCGGGAACGTTGCGGAAGTAAGTACCCAGATGTCGGCCCTGTACACCGGTATCATCAAAGAGACGCCTCAGATGGCGGCGGTTGTGAAAAAGACAAACCGGGAACTCGGTACCAGTTTCGGCACCGCCGCCGAGGCGATGGAAACAATGGGAACGATGGATTGGCTCCGCCAGATGAAAAAGCATACCGAGGGAACAAAAGGCTTCGCCGCCGCCCTGGGGGGTCGCAAGGAAGGCCTCGTTCTTTCCCTGGCATTGCTGGAGGGGCGTGCGGGCAAGTACAACGAGGCGCTTCAGGAAATGACACAACGCTCCGGGCAAATGGAAGTCGCCTTCAATGAGGTGACGAACGGCATCAACGCCCAGGGCGAAAAATGGAAGCGCACAAAGGCCCGGATGATGGTGTTTGCGCAACGTGTGGGCGACCGGTTGTTGCCGGTGGCGGAGCGCCTGATGGACAAGCTGGAGCCGATTTTGAACTGGTTGACCAATATGGACGACAGCACGTTCGAGGCCGGGCTTGCCCTTGTGGCGTTTACCGTCAAGATGGGCCTCCTGTTTACGGCGGTCGGCAAGGTAATTAAACTCAAGGCTGGGTTCTCGGCATTCCTCGGCACAATGGGTTCCGGCGCCGCCGGGGCGCAAGACTTCGGGGCGGCGCTGAATGCACCCATTACAAAAGTCGGTCTGATGAAGGGTGGCATCAAGGGGCTAGCTGGAAAGATGGGCTTACTCGCCGGTGCGTTTGCCGTCGGGCATGCCGCCGGAACGGCTTTATGGGATGGCGTAATCAAGCCGGCCCTGAACAACGCAGAACGCCTCGTGACCACTTTGAGCAATGCAACGGCTAAATTGAAAACGACCGACATGGACAAGATGACAATAGAGCAGTTGCAAACGAAGAAAAGGCAGATAAAAACCAAATATGACCAGATGGGTTTGTGGGAGAAAATTACAATGGGCGATGATTACGAGCGCTCATTACAGGCGGGCGCCGAAACGATGGCGGAGCTGGATGTGCGGATTAACCGCATAAAACAGGCCCAGGAGGAATTCGGCGAGATTGAAGGAGGGCGGACGGCCGGGCATGCCTGGAAGGACCTTGTGGGCGGCGGGGCGCAAAAGGCGGTGACCAAAGAGGAACCGAGGGAACTGAAGATTACACTGGAAACCAAAGACAAAGGCGGCGTCGTGGAGGGCGTTAAAGTTTCCGGTCAGGACGACCTAACAACGGTAAACACCGGAAAAAATGTGAGGTAATATGAGCTTCTTACAAAACGCACGCCCCGGGAGCTTTAAAGGGGTTCCGTTCCTTATGGAAAACCATACCACAAAAGAGGGGGTTACCCGGGCGAACTATCTTTTCATAAACACCGGGCGCCGTGTGTCAAAGCCCCTCGGCCCGTTCCCGGCCGAGTTCACGTTAAAGGTGTTCACGCACTCGAATGACGGTGATGAATATGAAGAAAAAAGAGACGCATTGCGCCGGGCTTTACAGGACGATTCTCCTGGCACATTGGTACATCCTTTTCTGGGCAACGCAACGGTTGTCGCGAATGTGTACACGTTCACGGAGAATTTTGCGGAAACTGGAAGGTGCGATTTTTCGATACCATTTTCTGTCGTTGACCAAGCTGGCGACAATCCTCTCACGCCGGGGGCGAGGGAAGCGAACCCGACCAGAATAAAGGAGCTTTCGGTCGCCGCAAACCGGTCGCTTCAGGATGCTAGTGCAAAAGCATTCAAAAACAATACACCACAAAATAAGGAATGTTCAAAATCCAGCTTTGACAGCATGTTCAGCTCCATACAAAAAGAAATGGCGCCAATTTCTTCCGATATAGCAAAGGCATCTGAATATACAGGACAGGCACTAGCGGCGCAAGAACAGGCGGCATTTTATGCGGCGAACCCGTTGCTGGGTTTTGCCCGGGTTGCCGACCAAATATTTGGAATAGATGGCTTGACGACGGATGTGTTTTCCAAATTCAAGGCATGTCGCACACTGTTCAATTTTGGGGACAACGGGAGTAAATACGATATAAATGATACCAGTCCATTTCGCATCACCCCCGACCCAGTTACTAACGAGGATGCGGAGCGCCAAACAAACGCCGAAATAGTGAAAAACTTCATGCAAGCGGGCCTCGGTATTGAGGCCTTCGCCCAGGCGGGGGCCGGCACATACACGACGGTCGATGAAATAAATGAAACCGTTGTGGTTCTGGACGAGCAGTTTGAAAAATTACGGTCACAACTGACCCCGACACCGGAGGCTGAAATTTACGATTTTGATGTGCCGGTACCTGATTATTCCCAGGCGTACGAGGATATAAAGGATTTGCGAACGGAGGCGCTTAAGTACTTTGACCAGCAAAAACTGGTCGTCGCCAGGGTGGAGATAATTACGGTGGCACCGGTGCCCGCAAGCGTGCTTTCATACCGGCTTTACGGGGATAGCACCCGGGCCGAGGAAATTCTGGCGCTGAATGATTTGAGCGATAACATGGTTCTATCAGGGGATGTGAAGGTGTTGTCTGTATGATTTCGGCTTTGGTAAACAACAAGGAGTTCACCGGGTTCAGTTCCGTATCTGTGACTGATAACGTGGACCAGTTGTGCAACCAATTCAAATTCGATTGTACGGCGGACCGTGCAAAAGCCTTCCCAATACCCAGGGGCGCAAAGATGGATGTTCTGGTCGAGGGCTTCACCGTGCTCCCGGGCAAGGTTGAAATTCTGGATGTGGAATACGACCCCGAAAGTTATCAGGTCAGCGTTGAGGGCCGGGATGCCCTCAAGGTGATTTTGAAGACCGATTTGCCCCCGAATTTTGTCGTAAAAGGCCCAATCCAACTCAAAAAGGTCATGGAAAAAACGCTTGCGGCGACCGATATTGATATTGATGTGGTCGACCTTGTGGGCGATTTGGATGATTATACCAGCAAGGAAGTACTGACGGAGGATGCGGGTTGTACTATTTGGGAATTCTGGACCAAGCTTGCGGAAAAGCGCCAGGTTCTAATCACCAAAAACCGCCAGGGTCAAGTCATTATTGTGCGGCCGAACACTCGCATTTATCAGAAAACCCTTCGCCAGCTATTCAACGACCCTGAGGGGCTGAACAATATCCTGAAGGGCAAAGGGCGCACGGATGACACGGACCGCCGGGCTGAATACAACGTGGTATCTCAGGTTAATGTATCGGTACCCCGCACGGAGGCGCCCCCGGCGGAGGGCGAGAATTACACGCCACCCAAAACGGAAGAACCGGATGAGCAGTTGCTGCAAAACCAGGAGGACATTGACGGCATAAAGCAGCTCCTGAAGCATATGGAAAAAGGCAGTGAACAAGAACGCGTGCTCACTAATCTGCTTGTCGCACTGGGCACCAGCAACCCGGCGCCCACAAAAAAATTCGCAACAAAAAGGGTTCAAACCAGTGGCACCGTCACCGACCCCGATGTGGATGACGGGGCAATGTGGGAAACGGCGGAGGACCCGAGCGATGATGATGAGTGCGAGCGGCTGGCAAAATGGAAATGCAATACCGCCAGGGTTAAATCCATTGCGTATTCCTGCTCGACGGCTGACCTGATTGCTGATGATGAACCCTGGGAGGCGGGGTACCTGGTACCGGTAGTCGATGAAATTGCCGACATAAATGCGACCCTATTAATAAAATCCGTCACCCTTGTATCCCGAAAGACCAAAACCGGGGATGCGGAGGAGGTTGCGGAGCTGACATTTACAATACCGGACGCATACAGTGCGGACGCCGTTGCCACCGATTCCCAGAAGCAATTTTCAGTCATAGGCTCCAATTTCAACGAGGGGGAATTCCTATGATGACACTGAGGGATTGCATAGATGCCATCAAGGGCCTCCGGCAAAAGCTGGCGAATATTGTAAAGCTCGCGGCGGTCACAAACCCCAGCAAGGACGACGGGTTGGATACTATTTCTCAAATCGAGTACAAGGGGAAAGTCATAAATGCGGCAATGGTTTATCCGTACGGGGTCAGCGCAAACGCCCCCAAAGATTGCTCGGTCCTTTTGTTTGCCCTGGGCGGTTCATCGCAAAACCCAATCGGCATCCCATTTTTTCCAGAAAACCGGGTGCGCGATTTGAAAGAGGGCGAGTTTGCGGTGGGTAATTTGCTGACCACAACCTGTGTAAAGTTCAAAGAGGATGCATCGGTGGAGGTGGTTATGCCGGACGGCGAAAGCTGGACGTTTCAGGATGGCACGGAGCCGGTCGTGCGGGGCGATAAGTTCAAGGATTACGCCGAGGGGCATACCCATTCGACGGCGTTCGGACCCAGCGGGGCGGCGTTGCCACCGTACAACCCATTGACGCCGGACTATTTCAACCCGAAAGTGAAGGTTTAGGATGCCAATGTCGCAAAGCACACTTTCAACCGAGCTGCAAAACATGGTACCGGTGGATAATGAGCCGGCCGGGATTGATAATTTTGCGGCGGCATGGGAAGAATATTTCAGCGAATCCACGGTGGCGGGTTCGACAGTTACCCCAGGTTCGCTCGCAGGGGCGACAGCGGCCCTGAAGGGCGCGATGACGGGGGTGGCGAACGTGGACAGCGCCAAAGCCATTGCAGACGGTATCGAGGCGTTTTGGGGGGTTGTAGAAGTATCGGCGGCGACTATATGGATAACTGTGCCACCGCTTGCAAGCGCAACGGCCCCGCCGAGCCTGAGCGAAATAGAAGAGGCGGTTGCAGCGGCGGGTACGGCAAATATAACGGGGGAACTAAACCTGGAGGATTCGGCCGATGCTATTGCAACGGCAATTCACCCGAACAACCTGGGGGGGCTTGCCAAAAACACGGCGGTCCCACCTGTAGATATACCAATTTTATGAGGTGCGCATGACCAGCCCGAACGATACAGATGTGAAAGTCGACATTGCCCTAATACAAAACCCGGTGGACAAGGTGTACGATTTTGAAATTGGCGATGATGGTGATTTTGTGGCGACGTATGGATTCGACACATCGCTGACCCAGGACGTGCTCGCCGAAAAGCGGGCAAACGAGGGCGAGGTTCCGATTGCGGAGCGCCGGCGGGGATGGATTGGGAACGAAACACCGGCCGAGGTGGGTTACGAAATAGGGTCTAAATTATGGTTTTACGAACAGGCGAAGAACACCCTCACAAAGAAAAACGGGTGCGCCGATACTGTTCGTGACTCTTTGAATTGGTACGTGCCTTCCCTTTTGCGGGAGGTGCGCCTTACAAGTAAGTTGACGGCCGAGGGCGTGGTGCTGGAGATTACTTTAGTGCGTAAATCAGGGAAAATTGATAAACTTTACTTCAGACTGTGGGAATTAACGGGGATTTAATATGGGTCTAATTTTACCAAATAATTCAAACGAAGTCATCCAGCGCATCCTGTCGGATGTAAAGGCTGAACTTTCCAATTCAAATCCCTGGCTCCGTAACAGCCTCATAAGAGCCGTGCCTGTTGGGCTTGGAAACCGTGTTTACGATTACTATTTCCAGCTCAAGGAGACGTTGAAACAGGCTTTCCCCGATACGGCAACCGACGAATACCTGCAATTATGGGCCGATTTGAAGAACCTTACACCGTTGACGGCAACGCCAGCAAAGGGTCTTGTATCCTTTACCGGCACGCCCGCCAGCATAATCAGCGCCGGCGAAGTGTGGACAATAGGCTCTTTAGAATACACGGTGGACAACGATGTGACCATTGTGGCGCAGGTTAAATCTATAGCGAATTTAAATGCCAGCGGAACCACGGCGGTCTGTCTGTTTGATGATGACCACAACCTGGGGAGCGGGCAATCCATTACAATCGCCGGCGCAAATGAAGCCGAGTGGAACCAGCAATGGGATGACATTGAAGTAACCGGGCTGAAAAGCATCCAATTCGCTGTCCCCTTGGGTATAGTCTCACCCGCCACCGGAACAATTACCGCCAGTTATAACAACGGGTCGGGCGATGTAATCTGCTCGGAATCGGGGAGCGGAACAAACCAGGACGGCGGCACAGAAATGTCGGTACAAACACCCATCGCGGGGGTGGATGATACCGCCGTTGTTCAATACGAGGGCCTCCAAGGCGGCATTGACGATGAAAGTACCGAGGATTATCAGGACCGCATTGTTGAGCGGTGGCAAAACCCGCAAACCCCCTTCAACCCGGCCCGCATCGAATCAGTAATACGGGGTATCAATGGAAATACCCGGGTATGGGTCCACCGGGTAACCCCAATTGTGGGCGCCGTGACCGCCTATTTTGTGCGGGATAACGACGAAACCATCATACCGGAGGCTTCCGAGGTTCAAACGGCCCTGGATGCGGTGCTGGCTATTACGCCAGCAAACACCGAGGAAAGCGATGTGCATATTGAGGCACCCACCGGCGTTCCGATTGATGTGACTGTTAGTGCTATTATTCCCGACAGCCTGTCGATGCGTCAGGCTGTGGAAGATACCATCAAAACATATTACAGGGGTTCGGTGGAAGAGGGCGAGGATAATCAGGTTGAAAAACTAAAAAGCTCGATATTTCAGACGTACGATGTTGTGAAGGGGCAAAAAATACAGTCCTTTGTCTTGGATTTGCCGGTGGCTGATGAGCCGGTGGCACAAGGCGAAATTGCAATAGAGGGAACTATTACGGTGAATAATTAATGCCATTTCTCCCTACCAGAACGGACAATGACCACACTCGCATCACGGCCGATTACCAGATTGACGGGTCTCATATGAAGGCGAAGCGGTTGCCTGGTAAAAATATATTCAAGTGGCTCAAAGGTATGTCCAAAGAATTTAGGCGCCTAGAGCAAAACCTTAGCGATGCAAATGACGGACGCATAATCACAAAGGTCGCCACATTTTTGACTGAGTGGGAGAAGGCGGCGGGCATACCCGATGATGATTTTCCAGCGATAGGCACGGCGGAGGAACGTCGCCGGCATGTTGTCACCAAACTTTCGGCCGAGGGTGTTAGCACGGCCGAAGATTTGGAATGGCTTTGTTCATTGCTGGGCTTTGTGGTTACCGTTTACCCGGGTTATTATTTTATTTTGAACCCGGACCCCAGGGTTTCATTCCCGCCAGGACCGGCGGGCGACCGCGAGGCACGGTTTACAGTCGTGTTTGAAATGGACTTTGATGATAGCATCCCTGAGGTTCAACCGAACCTTTTTCCAGTGCCGTTCCCCTGGGAGTTCAGGAGCAATAACTACAATGTTTTACAGGATTTTGCACTTGCCATTATACCGGCAAATTGCAACGCCATATTTATAGTGGAGGATACTGATATTATTCAGGATTCTATTATAAGCACAGACATAATTCAGGACAGCATTTCGTCCACTGACATTATACAGGACAGCATTTAAGGGGTAATTATGGGTACCGAAATCAGAAGAGTACAACGCATCAACGACTTAATTTCTGCGATTAACCCCGGACAATTTGCCATCGAGGCGGGGGTGGATGCCGACTTGGGTATCAAGGCGGCTGGGTACAAGGATTATGATGGTAATCCATATATGTTTTTGGTGAAGGATGAAAATGCTAAGGTTGGGGAGTTGACAGCCGACAGAATTTCAGTTTCAGGTGCAAACGCAAATCAGATTGTCGGACAATCATTGCTCCTATCTGCTAGTTCTGGCGATGTAACCGCTAATTCAGCGGGCGGTGAATTTTATCTGGGCGATCAATATACCGCAGCGGCATCGGGAAATATACCACTTGCCGAAAGTGGCGAAGGCGCATTGGACGCGAGCTTTACAGCCGTTTCCATTATTGGCGCACTAAATGAGTTAAAAACTACCGGAGGCGTTTCTTTGCAAGGTGCGTATGACCTTGGCAATGCTATTGTAACGAATTCAGGGGTTGGCGCTTTTGATGTAAGCGGTACTGAGGATATTAATCTGTCGTCCGGTGGTACTATGGACCTGGATGCAGATACATTCACGCTGGATGTAAATGGGTCGGTCGCACAAGTTTTAATACAGTCTTCAGGGACGAACGGCAATATTCAAGTTTACAATAATAATTCAAACGCGGGTGAACTGCAACTTCATAACCAGACAAATACTGCGGGACAAATTGAACTTTTTGAATATTTAGGTACCGGATTAGATTCAATTTACCTCTGGTCTCAAGCCGGTGGTGTTAAAATTCAGGCGTTATCTGAACTCGAACTTGTAGCTGATATTGCAAGACTAAAAGGTTCTGGACCTACGGGTGATGTTGAAATAACGTCAAGCGGCTCATCAGGCGCAATAAACATTGAAGCTTTGGGGGGTGCGTCCGGTGAAATCACTTTAAAGACGAACTCTAGCGGCTCAGGCGACATAAAGCTTAATTCATTCGGTGGTTTTTATTATAACAGCGATCCGGGGCCTGATCATAACGTCCAGTTCACGACACCAGGAGATACGCAATTCACGACGAATAATTTTACAATTATTCCGTCGGCAAATATATTTTTGAATTTACCGGTGGTTAATCCCGGTGTATCGGGCGCACTTTGGAACAACGCCGGGATCGTCCAGGTCGTACCATAATCAATAAAAGGAGATTGCAAGATGACTTTAGGTAATTCACCAGCAATAGCAGCAATTGGAAACAGCCCAATCATTGGGCACAGTATTTTACAATCTGTTTTTTCCGAAGTCACAACCGATGTCACAACAACGTCTGTTCTACCCGCATGGGCAGCCTTACTTAAGAAGAGCGTAACAACTGGCAATAACAAATTAAAGATCGTTTTCACAATAGGTGCTAGATATAGACCCACCGGTCCACCACCGGTATTTGCACCTTTACATTTTCGGATTAGCGTAGATGGCGCTGTGGTATCAGGGGCAGCTCAAGTGGGTAATGCTAGGATGCCTATTAATGGTGGTATAATATGGGAAGGCAATGTAACCGCCGGACCTCACAGTGTTGTTGTGGAATGGGCAATAGGTGCGGCTGGTACAGCGGCTATTCAGAAGGCTAGTGATCCAGATTCGCAACATGCCAATTTGCTCATTGAAGAAATAAAATAATAAAGGAAAGAAAAATGACTGACAAAAATTATGACTTTTCAATACAAAACGATTTTCCAGATCATATGGTTGACTCAAATTTATTGACTAAGGAAATAGGTGGTGCCGAAATAACCAGTGCCGTTTTAAAATGCATAAATACAAGCGGCGATGTCTGCTCTATTGTTTTTGATGGTGAGTTATCCGAAGATGACCAAACGACCCTCGATGGCGTTGTTGCAGCACATGCCCCGGCGCTGGCACTTGCAAAAAAAGCAAAGTTCGCGGAATTGGCTGAAAGGACTGCACAACTGGTTCAGGTAGGATATGAATACCCCCCTGAAAGTGGAACTATTTATGGCATGGAGTTCGAGACTCAGTTCAATTTATTTGCACTATGGGTAATTCGTGATTTGCCTCAAATGACCTACCCGGTAAACTGGCAAACAAAAGATAAATATGGGCTGCTTTCGATTACCGATGCTGATATGTTAAACGGATTTTTCTTGACGGCGCTTGGTTTTAAACGGGCGGTTAAAGATTCCGAAACACCGCTTGACGACGAGGTAAGAGCGGCCATAACAGTAGAGCAAGTCAACGCAATAGTTGACCCAAGATAGGAGAAAAAAATGGCAGACCCACAAATTATTAATTGTTCCGAAGATGTATGGACGCTCGTTTTTACGGGAACGAATGGCATTTTGCGCGTTGTCCGTGGATATGATGAATCCGAGGACTGTTTTCAAACTTATAGGATGGTAGTGGGGGGAGGGGCGGACCCGGTTAATGGGACAGTTGGGGACGGTGTTCCATTGGTAGTCCAGGAAGCGCCTATTAATGCCACTGCCGCCATCAAACTTTTTATTATGCCCACTAAAAAAAGTATAGATATAAGAATAGATAGTTGATTTTATTTGGGGGCAAAAGGGGGCGATATGGCACCGAGCGAAAAGACAGTAGAAAAAATATTCGATAAGCTGGATACTTTGTCAGGACAATATGGGACAATGAGTGTCGATTTGGGCGAAGTGAAGGGTGATGTTAAGGTCATTAAATCTGAGCTTTCCCGCAAAGTGGAAGAGCCGCAATTGATACGGGAGGTTGATAAGCAACTCGGTGATAAAATGGAGCTTTTGCGTGATGGTGAACCCACCGGTCGTATAGAGTTGCAGAAACCAACGGTTACGGCAAACAATACAAATATATCGGTAACAAAAGATATAAATCAGCTTGTCATGCTTATTTTAAAAATTGTAGCTTTATTAATGGCGGGTGGCGGCGGCGCAACTTTATTCCATAATATGTGAGGATGTAATGCAGCAAGTACCAATTCAGCAAGATAATGTAACATCGCTTTCGGCAGTCGATTTCAATCCGATGCCGAGGGAGATTGAGAACGCAATACAGGCTTCGGATCAGGCATTGGCAGCGGACGAGTTTCAGCTTGCCAAGTCCTTATCGGCGCACGCTGGGGGTGCTGATTTTTAC